ATATGATATAGCAGATGATTTGAGATACAAAAACCATATGAATTATACACTCAAACATTTCGTGGAAAGAACAAAGATATATAATGAAGAGAAGTTTGTTTACAAACTCTATAAAATAGGACTAAAAAATGGAAAGAGTTCAAGTAATCAAGTTGTATAATGGTGACCAAATCATTTGCTATGCCGAAGAAGATAAAAAACAATTCATCATCAAGAAACCTCTACAATTTTATTTAAAAATAGATAGGTCTGGTGGGCATAGCATCTCTATGGATTTTTGGTTACCCTATCCTGTCACTAAAACAAACACTGCCTTCATTAATAAAGACCAGATTATTGCAGTGCTTGATCCTTCTGATGACTTTGAAGAGTATTATGAAAATGCTTTGAACACTCTTGAAAGAAGCAAAGAATTGGATGATACGATTGAAGGTGACAATGAAGAGAACCTGAAGCTGTTACTGGAGGCACTCCAGATACCTAAGGAAAGATTTATTAATTAACATGCAGAGGCTACATAGTGGAGTGTAGACCTTTGTCAAGTGGAAATCAATACTTATTATGGTGAACAATATGACAAATACCAAAAAACATTACATAAACAATGCTGACTTTTGCAAAGCGTTGGTTGATTATAAAGAAGAGGTAGCTCTTGCAAAAAAGGAAAGGCGACCGAAACCCATCATTCCAAACTATATTGGTGAGTGTTTCATGAAGATTGCCGAAGGGCTTTCTCACAAACCAAACTTCATCAACTATACCTATCGTGATGAAATGATCGCAGATGGTATTGAAAACTGTCTGATGTATTTTGAAAACTTTGACCCTCAAAAATCCAATAACGCATTTGCCTATTTTACTCAAATCATATACTATGCTTTTCTCCGCAGAATACAGAAAGAGAAAAAACAACTTTATGTCAAATACAAATCAACTGAAAATTTTGGCATTTTAGATGAGTCTGAACTCATGGGTTTTGATGAAATTAATTCCAAACCATTTGAACTATACGACAATATATCAGAGTTTATTGAAAATTTTGAAGAGACCAAAAAGAAAAAGAAAATCGTGAAAAAAGAAAAAGGTATTGAAAAATTTCTTGAAGACTAATTATGAAAATAGCATTGATAACTGACCAGCACTTCGGCGCAAGAAACGATTCACTTCATTTCCTAGATTTCTATGAAAAATTTTACAATCTGTTTTTCTTAGAAATCGATGATAGAGGTATCGACACCGTTGTAATATTGGGAGATACCTTCGACCGCCGCAAGTATGTAAACTTTTATACTTTGCAAAGAGCAAAGAAAATGTTTTTTGACAGACTAAAAACACGCGGTATAAAAGTTTACTTGCTGGTGGGTAATCATGATACCTATTACAAAAACACCAACGAAGTTAATTCTCCAGACCTGATGCTGAGTGAATATGATAACATCACCACCATAAACGATCCTCAAACGATACAGATTTCTGACTATCCGGTCACCATGATGCCATGGATTTGTTCAGAAAATTATGTCGCATCTATGGAAGAATTAAAAAACACGACAGCACCTATTTGCATGGGTCATTTTGAAATTGAAGGTTTTCAAATGTATAGAGGAGCACCTTCACATGAAGGGCTCGATCCTAAATTATTCGATAGGTTTGATGTAGTTTTTTCTGGGCATTATCACCACAAATCTTCAAAAGGCAATATTCATTATCTTGGTAATCCATATGAATTAACCTGGCAAGATTACGATGATAAAAGGGGCTTTCATATTTTCGATCTGAAAACTCACGAATTGGAATTCATACCTAATCCTTATAGAATGTTCCATAAGTTAACTTATGATGATAAGGTTTCAACCATAAAAGAAATACAGGATATGGACCTATCTTCTTTTGCATCAGTGTATGTGAAAGTTGTGGTGTTAAACAAAACTAATCCATACCTGTTTGATATGATGATTAATAAATTATATCAAGTGAATCCAATAGACATTACTATTGCAGAAGATTTTACCGATGTAGAAGATATTATGGATGATGACATTAATCAAGCTGAAGATACCATTACCATATTGAACAAATATGTAGATAACTTGACAACTGATTTAGAAAAGAGTAAACTAAAAACTCTATTTCAAGAAATTTATATTGAAGCTTTAAACGAAGAAACTTCTCAATGATTATTTTCAAAAACTGTAGGTGGAAAAACTTTCTCTCCACTGGTAACTCATTCACTGAGATTGACCTAAACCGATCAACAAACACACTGATTATTGGGCAAAATGGTGCAGGTAAATCCACTATACTGGATGCACTCACATTTGGTTTATTTGGTAAACCATTTAGAAAAATAAACAAACCTCAGCTAATGAATTCCATTAACAACTCAAACTGTGTTGTTGAAATAGAATTTTCTATTGGAAAAAAAGAATATAAGATTGTTCGTGGTATAAAGCCTAACGTATTTGAAATCTATTGTAATAATGTTTTAGTAAATCAAGACGCCAAAGCTAAAGATTATCAAGAGCATTTAGAAAAATTCATTCTGAAGTGGAACATGAAAGCATTTACTCAAATTGTGGTTTTAGGTTCCGCTTCTTTTGTGCCGTTTATGCAACTGACGCCTGCTGATAGACGAACAATTATTGAGGATCTATTAGATATAGAAATATTTTCTTCAATGAATAACATCGTCAAAACTAAAATTAGCGCAATTAAAGATTTACAAAAAGATTATGAATATCAAACAAAGTTAATTAACGAAAAAATTCAACTTCAAAAGCAAAATCTTGAAGAACATAGAAAAAATTTTGAATTGGAAATTGAAAAGAAAAAGGAAGAAGGAATAAAAAATCAAGAATTTGTCGAGAAGACAACTAAGGATATTGAGTTAATTCAGAAACATATCGAACAGTTACAGAATAGTATTTCCGATGAAAAAAATATTCACACTAAAAGTACAAAAATTGTAACTCTACAATCAAAACTATCCGACAATATTAAAAAATTAAATAAAGAAATAGAATTTTTTGAAAAAAATAATGATTGCCCAACGTGTCATCAGATCATCACTGAAGACACTAAAACTAATCACATCACAACCAAAAAAGATAAAATACAAGAAATTGATGTGGCAAGTGAAAAGCTTTCTGATGAATTAAATAAGTTACATTCTCGTTTGGATAAAATCCAAAAAATACAGAAACATATTAATGAACATAATTCTGAAGTTGTTAAATTAAATACTCAGATTTTAAGTGTTAATAAGTACAATATTAAATTGATTCAAGAAATAAAATCTCTAGAACAAAATACGGTTTTCACGGAGAATGATAATGAAAAACTAAAAACTTTAAACGATGAATTGAAGAGTGCAGAAACGAATGCAAATGAACTATCTGTTCAAAAACAATATCATGAATTCGCGGCTACTCTTTTAAAAGATACCGGCATCAAGACTAAAATTATTAAGCAATATTTGCCAATAATGAATAAGTTGATTAACAAGTATTTAACTGCAATGGACTTTTTTGTTAATTTTAATCTAAATGAAAACTTCGAAGAAACTATTAAGTCAAGGCATCGTGATGTTTTTTCTTACGCTTCCTTTTCAGAGGGAGAAAAGATGCGCATTGACCTCGCTCTATTATTTACGTGGAGACAAATAGCAAAATTAAAAAATTCAACTAACACTAATTTACTTATTCTAGATGAAGTTTTTGATTCATCATTAGACGGTGTTGGTACAGAAGAATTCATGAAGCTATTAAATACGCTAGATAATAACACCAACGTTTTTGTTATCTCACATAAGGGAGATCAACTGTTCGACAAATTTAGGTCCGTAATTAGATTTGAAAAGAAAAATAATTTTTCACAGGTGGTGAAATGACTGATGTAATTAAACAAAATGATATTATCAGAATTGACACGAATCCATATAAAGATGAACCTTCCATAGTACAAGAAAAAATTCGCATTTTTAATCTAGTACCGGAATCACATCCTGTTTTAAAAAAAGTTTTACCAGATTTCGATTTTAAAAAACCGCCAGTTGACCCTAATTCTTTTGCCAGTTCATTGGTTGAAACTTGCAAGCTACACAACGGATTAGGGCTCTCGGCCAACCAATGCGGATTTGAATATCGAATGTTTGTGATGGGTTCTGGAGATAATTATGTGGCATTTTTTAATCCTAAAATTTTAAAATTCTCTGAACAAAAAAGTAAGATGGAAGAAGGCTGTCTATCATACAAAGGATTATTTTTAAATGTGGAGAGACCGGCAGAAATTGAGGTGGAATACCAAGACTTTAATGGTATTTTAAGGCAAGCAAAGTTTACCGGCATGACTGCTAGGTGTTTTCAACATGAGCTTGACCATATGAACGGAATCACGTATCATAGCCATGTCGGAACTGTGTCAATACAACTTGCTCAGAAAAGAAGAAGCAAGTATCTAAAACTATTGTCGAAATCTTTGAAAGAAACAAATAATGGAAACAATCGAAGCAGAAATTACGGAAACATTCGATAAAGAAAAATGGCCAGATTTTGTAAAAAAACAATGGGAAGATTGGAGTTCTAAAAACCCGTGTTCAAATTTTGAACACGTTGATACAAATCAGTTAACTGAAATACTCACCAGTGACCTGACATATGCGTCAAAAATGGATGTAAAAGAATACACACTATATCAAAAGTGGTGTGAAATTCAAGAAAAGTATCCTGTAAAAGAAACTACATCAGTTTTCGGTGATGTAGAAAAGCATCTTGTAGATTCATCTCAAGAGCAATATATTAATTTTGTTAAAAATAACATTTGGATTCCAGAATCCCCTGACGATTTCATGAAACTTAAACCCGTCATGGAATACACTGATGATTCTGGTGAAGTTTTTGTTACTGCTGTTGACGGGTCCAAAACAAAGAAAGATAAAAAAAGAACAAAAGATTTGCCTGTAATTTGGAATACGGCAAGAACATTTATTTCCACTATGAAAAACAATTCTAATATTGGAAGAAATTTGAATTTCATGGTAAAGGATGATGTGACAGGTAAATACTTGGGTGTTATTTGTATCTCGTCCGACTTTCTCGACTTAACACCAAGAGATAAATTTATTGGTTGGGAAAGAGAAAAGAAAACGCAAGGTGGTATGATCAATTACACTGCTATTGGTTCTTCGATAGTACCATTTCAGCCTCTAGGGTTTAATTACATGGGTGGCAAATTACTTGCACTTCTGTGTCTCTCTGACGATGTACAAACAATTTGGAAAGAAAAATACGGTAATACTTTGGTTGGAGTGACCACAACTTCACTTTACGGAAATACAAAAGCAAACGGATTGAGTCAATACGATGGGCTAGAATATTGGCAGAAAATGGGATTTTCTTCAGGTTCAGTCGCGTTTGAACCAAGGAAAAATACACTTCAAATGCTTTGGAACTGGTTGAAAGAAAACCATACTGAAAAATATTTTGAATGGTGGGAAGCCAAAAATGCACAAGGACTACCGTTTAAGCGCGATCACAAGAATCGTTCTTTGCATTTTGCATATCCTAAACTTGGTATTCCAAAAGAACTTACAAAAACAGATCATCAAAGAGGAATTTATTTTTCACCATTGTATAATAACACCCGTGAATTCCTACGCGGTGAAATAACTGAGGATAAACTCATCAAATCTTTTGACACAAGCTGCGAAGCATTATCGGAAATTTGGAAAACTAAGTATGCAAAACCCAGGATTTCTATGCTGAAAAAGAAAAATAATGTTTCCAAAGAAACCCTATTTTATGATGATTTGATTTACCTTACATGGGAAGAAGCTAAACAAAAATATTTGCCTCAGGTTGGTCGGTAATAATCAATGTTTACCTCACAAACCCATTGACAAATATACTACATAGTAGTATGATGTGCGTACTCGTTTGATCGAGTTTTCTTTTTATTTTTTGATATAGGAGTTAGTTATGAGTAAGACCAGTGCAAAACAACGTATGCTTAATACTTTGAAACAATCTAAAGGTTATAATACTTTTAGTGTTGCACAAGCTCGTGTTCGATTTGGTATTAAAAATGTTGCTGCCCGGATTCACGAACTTCGGAAAGAAGGGTATGCAATTTATACCAACACGCGCACCCGTGGTAATGGTACCAAAGTATCAATTTATCGTCTAGGAAAACCTTCAAAATTCATGAAGGCTCAATTCCGTTCTATGGGTGTTCGCCCACAAACCATCTAATGTAAGTTGGTTACAGGAGAGAACCATTTTCATAATGGTCTCTCCTTTTTTATTTTGGAGTACAAATGGAAATTCAAATAAAAACGGATGAACTTAGAAAGAAAAGTCTATTTGTTGCTACACCCATGTATGGCGGTATGAATCATGGATTGTATATGAAAGCCTGCCTTGACCTACAAGGCATGTGTATTCAGTACGGTATCAATATTAAGTTTTCCTTCTTGTTTAACGAATCTCTAATTACGCGAGCAAGGAATTATCTTGTAGACGAATTTTATAACCGCTCAGATTGTACGCATCTTCTTTTTATCGACTCCGACATTTGTTTTAATCCACAAGATGTTATTGCTATGTTGGCTCTTGATAAAGATGTTATTGGTGGACCTTATCCTAAAAAAGCCATCAAATGGAAAAGCGTTCAAAAAGCAGCACTTCTTCATCCGGATATGAAGCCTCATGAACTTGAAAAGGTTGCTGGCGACTTCGTGTTTAATCCAGTAAAAGGTACTGCACAGTTTCAAGTTTCTGAACCACTAGAAGTTATGGAAATTGGAACTGGCTTCATGTTGATCAAACGTGAGGTATTTCCAAAAATGGAAGAATCATATCCTCAACTTCGTTACAAACCAGATCATGTTGGGCAACAACATTTTGACGGTTCACGTTACATTCATGCTTTCTTCGATACTATTATTGACACAAAAGATTCTGCAACTGGTGGTGGTTCAGACCGATATCTCTCAGAAGATTATATGTTTTGTCAACTTTGGAGAAAAATTGGTGGAAAAATTTGGCTTTGCCCGTGGATGAGAACACAACACATTGGAACTTATCACTTCCATGGTGATATGCCGGCTGTAGCCAACTTTGTTGGAGAAATGTAATGATCGTTGGTGTAGTAGGGTTTATCGGTTCCGGAAAAGGAACCGTTGGTGATTTTCTAAAAACTGAATTTGGATTTCACTCATTAAGCTTTGCTTCACACTTAAAGGATGTTGCTTCGGTTCTCTTCGGTTGGGAAAGGAATCTTTTGGAGGGTGACACAGAAGAATCTAGAAAATTCAGAGAAAGACCGGACGGTTTTTGGTCTAAAAAAATCGGTGAACACTTTACACCACGACTAGCATTACAACTACTAGGCACTGAAGCCGGTAGAAATGTATTTCATGAAGATTTTTGGGTTTATGCATTAGAAAATAAAATTGACAACTTAGGAGAAAATAAAAATGTGGTGGTAACCGACGTTAGATTTAAAAATGAAATTGAATGGATAAAAAGCAAAGATGGTATTCTTATTGAAGTTAGAAGAGGACCAAGACCCACTTGGTTTCATATTGCCGCAGACGCTAATAGGTCAGGTGGATCTGTTTTCTCAGAAAAATATATGATAGAAAAATCTGGCGTACATGAGTCTGAATGGAGATGGATTGGAAATGGTATAGATTACATTATTGATAATAGTGGCACATTGGAAAACTTAAAAGAAAGGGTCACTGAATGCTTGAAAGGTTATTACGGAAGTAATATAATTGAATCTCTTAAACAGAGGAGTTTGTGATGAAGTTAACGAATGATACCATGAATGTATTGAAGAATTTTTCTACAATTAATCAGAACATTTATGTTAAACCTGGTAATGTTATTGAAACTGTTTCAAAGCAGAAAAATATTTTGGCTAAAGCCACAATTCAAGAAAACTTTCCGCAAGAGTTTGGTATTTATGATCTAAACAATTTTTTGGGAGTTCTAACTCTCTCTAAAGATACTTTGCCAGAACTTGATTTTGAAGATCAAAAAATTATTATTCGCAATCGGGTAGGCAAAAGTAGCACAACATACCATCAATCTAAAAAAGAACTTTTGCTTCTCGCACCTGAGAAAAAAGTCAGTATGGAAAATGCTGAAATGGTTTTCACCATTACAGAAGAAGACCTCGATTGGTGCTTGAAAGCTGCATCTGCACTTAATTCAACTAATATTGCTTTTGTTTCTGATGGTGCAAATATCACTGTCGATGTTTTTAATGTAAAAGATGATTCATCTAATGTGAATACAACAACTATTGCAGAAGGTGATGGCAAAATTTTTAAAATGATTTTTGCTATAGAAAATTTTAAGTTTATTCTCGGATCATATGACGTTACGATTCATTCTCGTGGAATTGGGCACTTTAAAAACAAGTCTGTGCCAATTGAATATTGGGTGACAACTGAACCTGGTTCAACTTACGGAGCTTAATAATGACTGATATTGTTACGCAGTATGGTACTTTTAAAGAAGAAGATTTGAAATCCATCAAAGAAGCTTTGAATGAAATTTCAAATGAACTTGATATCATCTCTCAACATAAAGATGCAATTAAAGATGTTATCAATGCTGTTTTTGATAACTATAAAATTCCCAAAAAAGTAATTCGCCGTTTGGCAAAAGCGCATCATAAAAATTCTTTTCAAGAAGAACTTGCGCATGATAGTGAGTTTGAAACTCTTTATATCGGGCTTACGGAGGCAAAATGAATGAAGAACGCAGGGGATTTACTAAAGGTTTAGGTCTAGCAGGATTCGTTGCTGTTGGAATTGCTGGTTATAAACAAGCAAAAGAAAGAATTGTTTACAAACAGGATGAAGTTCCAACGGCAGAGCTAGAAAAACAATTAGAAGGAAAACCCGTTCTACAGTTATCAGCCACTTATGGAGAAGAAATACCTCCTTCCCATGACTTATATGTATTTTCATTGGGCCCAAATTATAAACCTGGAACAGAAAACCGTGTAGACGTTAAAATTGTGCCTGGTCCTGATGGCAAACTGTACGTAAAAGAAAACAATAGTTGGAGGAAAATATGAAAGTGGCAATGGTTGCTTCCGGGCAACCCCGTTACACAAAATATATTTTTGACAATTATTACAGAATAAGGGACGCGACTAGCATAGAACTTTATTTCTATATGTGGAATAATTATATTTTGAACGATCATGATAAAATTATTTTTTATGGTGAAGGTTCAGTTGAAGAACAAATAACTAAAGGTCTACCTGAAAATTGTACTATAAAAAAATTCGTAACTGAAAGTGAACCTTCAATTGAAAAATTATTTCCGAAAGGTCTAGATCGGTTGGTAGAAAAAACTGTTGGAGCAAATTATATAAGTTTACCTGAAGATATGAGAGTTCTACTTATTAATCTTTATATGCAGAGATATTCTGCTATGAAAGCTTTTGAGTTACTTGACAAAGTATATGATTGTGTTATAAGATATAGGACTGATTGCTTTCCTGCTGATGATATTTTTTTAAAACAATTGAATCTCGATGATGTAATTTATACACCTATAAATTTAACAGCAGGAGGTATAGTAAATAAAGTTCCTACCATGAATGATAAATTTGCTATTGGAAATATGAAAAACATGAAAGTATACTTTGATGCTTTTCATAGTTTGTATGATGATCAAATGGAAAATAAAGAACTTGTTCAACAAGAAACTTCATTAGCTTTTCATCTAGTAAAAAATAACATGAATGTTCATACTGGACCTAATGGTATACGTCACTTCATGGTAGGTATAGAAAAAGGAGACGGCGGCCGAAGACTTCAAAAAATTTAATGAATGAATTTTATATTATGAGGAATTTGAATGGAAAACAAACAAGTTTTATGGGTAGAGAAGTATCGCCCGAACAAAGTTGAAGATTGTATCCTTCCCGAAAACATCAAAAACACCTTTCAAGAATATGTCAACAGAAAACAAATCCCAAATTTGCTACTTGCTGGATCCGCAGGCGTTGGTAAAACAACAATCGCAAAAGCACTCTGCGAAGAAGTCGGATGTGATTATCTCATCATCAATGGGTCAGACGAAAGCGGTATTGACACATTCCGCACCAAAATCAAAAATTATGCATCAGCAATGAGTTTTTCTGGTGACCGAAGGGTCATCATCATTGATGAAGCAGACTATCTAAATCCCAATTCTACACAGCCTGCCCTACGTGGTGCTATTGAAGAGTTTTCAATTAATTGTTCTTTCATTTTCACTTGCAATTTTAAGAACAGAATTATTGAACCTCTTCATTCACGTTGTTCCGTTATTGAATTCAAACTTCAAAATGGGCAAAAGGCTAAGATGGCGGCTCAGTTCTTTAAACGTGTTGAATGGATCTTAAAACAAGAAAACATTCCATACGAAAAAGATGTTGTTGCAGCCGTCATTACAAAATACTTTCCTGATAATCGACGTATTCTAAATGAATTACAACGTTACTCTGTTTCAGGAGCAATTGATAAAGGTATTTTGTCAAATGTTTCAGACATAAACGTTGCAACGCTTATCAAATCCATTAAAGAAAAAGATTTTGGATCAGCAAGAAAATGGGTCACTTCGAATCTTGATAATGATGCGGCAACCATAATCAGAAAAATATATGATTCGATGTATGAATATTTAACTCCTGACAGCATTCCACCTGCTGTTCTAATCTTGTCGAAATATCAGTATCAATCTGCATTCGTGGCGGACCAGGAAATTAATTTGATGGCCTGTTTGACGGAATTTATGGTTGAATGTTCTTTTAAGTGAGAAGGAACATGTTTCAAACGAAAACGTATGATTTATTTGGTGATGAAATTCTGTTGGACAGTAAAAGCTGTGTTTATTGTGGAATACAGAAAAAAATAACAGAGTTTCCTAAACACATTCATCGAAATGATGGATACGATTCCAGATGCAAAGAATGCAAAAGTAAAAGAGGAAAACTTGTAAATCAAATAAGAAAAAATTCTCCGCCAAAACCTGAAATATGTGATTGTTGTGGAAAAAAACCTAAAGAAGGCAATGGTAGAAGAAAAATTGGATTAGCACTTGATCATTGCCCTAAAACTAATGCCTTTAGAGGTTGGCTTTGTTTTGATTGTAATCTTGGGATTGGTTTATTAGGTGACGATACTCAAGGATTAAAAAGAGCTTTAGACTATTTGGTGAAACATGACTGACCTATTTAAAGAAATCTTACCAAGCATTCTTCAAACGAAGAAAGACGTTCTAGAAAATGAATCTGATTATAAACCTTTTATCATAAATCGTTCACTCTCATATCATATGGATTGTATTTTATATGCGAATCAAATGAATATGTGTGGAAATTTACCTCCAAAACTACAATACCAATATTTTCTAAATACCGTAAGACCAATGAAACGTAAGTTTCAGTCTTGGCAAAAGCAAGAAACCATCAAAAATTTAGATTGCGTTAAAGAATATTTTGGTTATTCAAATGAAAAAGCCAAAGAGGCCTTGCGTATTCTAACCGATGAACAGATCGCTTTCATAAAAGAACAATTAGAAAAAGGTGGAGTGAAAAAATAATGGTAAAAATAGAAAACATGGTAGAGGTGACTCTAAAGGAAAAAGATGACTTTTTAAAAGTTCGTGAAACTTTAACGCGAATCGGTGTCGCTTCCAAAAAAGAAAAAGTTCTTTACCAGTCTTGTCACATTCTACATAAGCAAGGCAGATACTACATCGTACATTTTAAAGAACTTTTTGCATTAGATGGTAAAAATACAGACTTTTCTGAAAATGATATTGCACGAAGAAACACAATTGCAAAATTGTTGGAGGACTGGGAACTGTTAAAAATTGTTGATAAGAATATGGTTGAAGACCCAACTGTTTCTTTATCTCAAATTAAAATTCTTTCGCATAAAGAAAAAGAAGATTGGCAATTAATTACCAAATATAATATTGGTAAAAAAGCACAAAACGTGAATAAATAACCATATCTCAATCGGGATGGGCTAGCCTACCGAGGTTAAGGCTAGTAAAATAAACCTCGGACCAACGCCTTATGGGTTGGTATTTTATTAACTCGCTTATTTTAAGGAGAAAAGCATGACTCTTCACTACGGCAAATCTTTGCTGCCTGCAACCGTTGGTTTTGAACGTCTTCTTAGTACATTCGAAGAATTTGATAGGGTGGTCAAACCACAAACCTACCCTCCATACAATTTAGTAAAAACAAGTGATACCAATTGGACTATTGAAATCGCTATTGCGGGGTTTACCCGAGATGAAATTGATATTACTCTTGATGATGGTAAACTTTTGGTCATAGGTAAAAGTACCGATAAAGATACTACTCGTGAATTTATCCACTATGGTATTGCAAAGCGGGACTTCAATCATCGATTTATTTTGGCACAAACGGTACAGGTAAAATCTGCTAATATTGTGGATGGGCTTCTTGTA